CTGCAATGCTTGTATTTGATGTTCTGCTTGAAACATAATTTGATCTGCCAGGTGCAGTATCTACGGAATTGAAGTATTCCCAATTCTGCGTGAATAGTGTCGTAGTTGTGGTTGCTGCTGCTTCTATAGAAATGTCGGATCTTTGTTTAAATGTATCATCGAATGTGACATTAATGAATGAATTGCTTGAAGAATATGTGCTATTTGCAATTGTACTATTAACAGGACTACTAATCGTTGTAATCTTCATATATTGAATACCAGTAGTAGTATTTCCTACTTCAAGAACATCGCCTACATTGATTCTTGATGTCATATTATTAGCCATTTCTGCAGCATGTGGTGCAGTATTAACGGCCATAGTTGTATCCAAATCTCCAAAAGAGACGTTTGCTACGTTAGATCCAACTGATAGCGTAAATTTAGTATTTGCCAAAGATCTTGCTGCAATTACCGTATTTGATCCTGCATATGCTTTAATAGCTGATTTAAAAGCATTTGCTGAAGGACATACTGAAATCTTAAGTGAATTACCTAAGGCACCAGGATATTTTGCGGCAAATGCAGTATTAGTTAATGTTGCTAGAGTTGAATATTGGTATTCAAAATCTGTTAAATTTTTAATAATTAAATCGTCTACTGTTCCAGTATTTGCTACTGCTGTATTACCGCCTGCATTTGCTCTTGAGATATACAGTTGATTGCCATATGCTAGAAAGTTAGCAGCAGTAAAGAATGTTTCGAAATTATTTGCTGTTGGTTTACCGTACTGATTGACTAATTCATCCTCAGAAGATATAAGAACTCTTTCTTCTACAGGACCCCAACCAAAAACTCCTGCAAAAGCACCTTCTGTAGAAGATACCGCAGGAACGATAGTTGTTAAGTCAATTTCTGATACGTTAACACCAGGACTTATTTGAAATGCCATTTGTTTCTCCTTTTATAATATAAACAATCATATCTTGTACGTTTATTTATAAAATCTCAATTTAGAAGAAATCTCTCGAACTCATCAGCAGAGAGGATCCGCTCACCTATCTCAGATTCTCGACCGTCATCGATGATCCCGAATGGTGTAAAATCATCTTCTACTTCTTCTACGATCCTTCTTCTTATGTCAGTATTAGAGACATCTTTGAAGTAATTCTGGTTTACCATCCATGCAAACAAGACTAGACACATCACGAGATCGTCATGATATCCTTCTTCTGCATTATATGATGTTCCGTCTACGACATAAGTAGATAGCTCATTGATCACATCATAGTCATTCAGAAATATCTTATCACCTTCGATGATAGACTTGAGATTCGAGCATCCTATCCGCTTCGTGACCTTAGTCGTCTTGATGCCTAACCTGTTCTGATTCCCAGCACCGCCGATCACAGTGCCTTTACGCCCGCTCATCTTAGTCATCACGACATTCTCATACTCAAGATCTTGATGTAGGATATTGACGACCTGAGATCCTATATTGACTTCGACTAGTATAGAAGCTTCATTATAATACCTCCCGATGCTAGCAAGAAGCGTAGGGAATAATAATTGAGAAATATTTGCATCTTTATATGTTGCGACTAGCTCATACGGTATCGTGCTACAATCTACTACGACAAACGATGAGCTATCTTGGCCAAGACCTTCTGATACATCAACAGTTATCGAATATACATGATCTTTGATAGGTTCTTTGTATATCTTGACGCCGTGTTGTTCCCTAAAAGGCGTATTGAATACGAGCTTAGACAATATGTTAGGATGGATGAGGGTATTGGTCGATCCGAGGAACTCACAGTTATGAGATAATATATCATTAGAAAAAAACTCACTTGTTTCAACGCCAACAATATCATAATATTCAAAATCACCATCTTCAAATTCTATGTGAAATATCTTTGAATTGTGATCTTTGCATATTACTTCATCGTCATATTCTAATTCAAGAGCTGATTTCCATCCAGATATTGTTTTTATTCTATGGTTAGGAGAACATGATAAGTTCTCACCTGAATGTAATTGTAAGGTAATCTTACCTCTCTTGGTAATTTTTTGAATACCTTTAAAAGATAAAAATCCGTTAGGAGTATCTATTTTTAAATCATGATTAGATTTGAACATTACGTTTTCCAGTAATTATATTAAATAATTGTTCTGCTGATATATTGTATAAAGAACAATATTTTTTAGCAAAAACAGTTTGTTTAGTTAAAATTTTGCCGTTTTTTGATTTACATCCAACATCTTCAAGATCATCAATATCATTAAATAATTTTATTATTTCTAAACATGTTTCATCAGACACTTTTAATTTTCCGTATCTGTTGCCTTTTCTTTTTTCTTTAAATTTATTAATAGTATTTTCATCAAAGCAATTTTTTTTATTCTTATTCCATGGAATTGTTCCTTTAGGAACACCTCCTATGCCAGGTCTTTTTTTGCCAGTTTGTAATTTGCTACTATAATCAGAACCCAATCCTAATCTTCTAGAAATGAGAGCTGCTGCAAACCAATCTTCTTGATCTAAATGAATTTGTAGATGCTCTCTAATAGATACTAATTTTAAATTTGATATATCATTATTATTATGATCGCCATCTATATGATGTATTTCATACGAAAACCCATTATCATCTTTAGGAATAACGCCGTTAGTGGATTCCCATAATTTTCTATAATCCATCATATCCTCCAAATTTACAATCATATTATTTATAAATTTGTTCGATTGTAACTTTCTTGGTTGTATTATTTTTAAATAAGATATTAACTTTTGTATCTCCTGTCAGACAATCAAATTCTTGTCTGAACTGGTCTGCAGACGTGCTCCTGATCATCAGTTCTTTCCATTCCTCATCTCGGCCAGGAACATCTGACCAATGGACGTCTACTCGGGCATAGTCGTTGTTGCCGTTGACAGAATCCATCCATATCTTATAGAATAGGTTCATCCCGTTAGGTGTAGATGTGATTATCAACTTAGATGATTGACCAGAAGAGATCGTAGGGAAGACGGATGCGAAGAATTGATCTTGTATGTTTCTCTGAACGAACGCAAACTCATCAAGATAGATGAGGTTATATGATTGTCCACGGATCGCTGAAGATGATGTAGAAGAAGCGAGCATCTTCGATCCATTTTCAAGCTCAATGTTTCCTTTGTTCCATTCGACGATGCCTTGCTGGAGCCACTTAGGTAACCACTCATATGCTAATTGGACACGAGATAAGATCTCTCTCGCCTGCCTCTCTTTGTTTGCGAGGACTGCGACATTATAGTTCTCATTGAATAGCACTTTATGAAGGAGGTATCCGACAACACCCGTTGTCTTGCCGACCTGACGAGGCATCTTACAGATAGTGAAGCGATGATCATCGAATGACTTGAACATCCTCTTCTGGTATTCAAAAGGTTTGAACGGGACTAATCCCTTATCGACCGAGACAATCTTGACATATTTTTCACAAAAGTAATCGACTTCTCGAGAACACTTGATGTATTCTTCGATCTGCTCTTTCGTATAATCGATCTTGATGTCTTTGCGTTTTAGATTCTTATTACCTAAGTAATATGTGAGCTCACTCGTTACCATTTTTAATCATCTTTAAAAGTTCTGCAGAAGAACCGACAAATAAGTTATTGTTCGTCACTTGTGCTTTTTCAGGTTCTCTCGCTTCTAATTCTTTTCTCGTCTTTGCTAGCTGAAGAAGGTCCTTGTTTGCATCGACCATGGTCTTGATCAGATTAGTCACCACTTCGTAAGCACGAGGAGACTCTGATTGCTTAGCGACATCCATGATATCTTCTAGGGCATTGTTGCCTTTTTCTATAACATCATATAGATTACGGCGAGCGTATTCGTAGTCATCGTTCTTTTCGGCTTTTAAAGCAGGAAGCACAGAAGTCAATCTACCAGATTGATCGATTGGATCTAATCCTAGAGAGTTAGAAATCATATCTTTTCTCATTATATATTATCTTCCGTTGTGATGACAAATCCGTAATTATCATCTTCATCGATCTGACTCAATGCCACAGACAATTCCACATTTGATGTAGGTTCACCCGTAGCAGTCAGGCCAGGCCTGATCAGAGTAGTCACAGCCCCTGTGTTTGCTGTCGTATCAGCATAAAGCACGACCTGGCTCAGCTTGATCAGTTTGCTCTCAGTCACAGGACCGAAGAAGTAACATTTCATCGTGAATGTCAGCGTAAATGTCAATACTCTTCTGGTGATGAAATCTGCAGCGTATGAGTCGTCTATCGCAACATTATCAAGGACGACAGGAATGTCAGTGACGTTATCGAAGTCGTTGCCTAATAGTTTGGCAGATATTGTCCATTCTGGCGTGAAATATGGGATGATCTGCTCTACGATACGAAGGCCATCTTCCATGGTCTTTGCCATGATATCAAGCCTGAATCCCACATCATAGGGGACAGGATTAAACACTTTATCATATACATTGACGCCATTGATGTTCTTCCTAGATGCGATCTTATTGATCGTCTGTAGTTTACGATCCGGCGCATAATTGATGGAAGATATCTCGAATGCCATGCGAGGCAATTTGATAGCGGTCAATGCGGTCGCATCAGGATTGTCTTCGATACGAGCAAGGAACTTTTCTCTAGGCCCGTATGCGATAGGGACCTTGAACGTCTGCTCAAGACCGCCCGTAGAATTCTTTCGTTCGATCTTTATGTTATTGAACAGCGTGCCGAAGATCACGACATACTTCTTGAATAATGAGTTATAAAAGGGAGAACTACCTAACATTATGCTCTCCTATCGCTCTCACTGAAAGGATCTCTCTCAGTGAAGTCAAGGAAATCTAATCCTTCTGCTTCGAATATATCATTCTGCGATGTCTGATCGAGATAATCGATATCATATTCTTCTTTGACAATATGGAATCCGTCTTCAGTCAGTATCTGCAATGAGTTCTCAGTTAATGCGATATAAGGATCGGTCGTAGTGAGGAAAGCATTGTATGTCTTATCGATGATATCGATTCCTGTATTGAATATCTCGTTTGAGTATTCGAACAGTTCACAGACAACATCATACATCTGAAGAGCACCCATCTGATAGAAGATAGGTTTCTTATTGACATACTTGATGGTATATAATGCCTTGGTGAAAGGAAAGAATATCAGATCGCTTTCTGACGGCCTATCTCTTCTGAGCACCGAGCCTACTTCGTTCTCGAATACCCTCAGAGCGACCGAGAATGTTATCTGATCTCTTACCTCTACACCAAACTTCGAAAGGAATTCTCCATCCCCTTCAAACCCGTCTACATTCCTGATATACATCTCGATCTGTATCGCTTCACCATATTCAGAAAATTCTTGTTCTCTGAAAGCATTATCTCGGTTAATGATCTTTCTCGGGATGTAATAGTTATCAACGCCATGGATCTTGATCGATTCTATCACGAGATTTTCTATCAGGTTCTGTTCACCCGACGAAGAAAAATTATTAAAGAAAAAGTTGGTAGCCATATGTGTGCTAGCCGATCATATCAGTTACTGGAAGCGAATAGCTTGTGATCATCTCTGATTCTAATTTTTCGAGCGCTTCATGTGCATCGTTATATATCTTCTCGCCATTGAACGTCAATCCGCCGGGTAATTGCATACCGACAAACTTCGTTAAATTAGAACCCCATTGCTTCTTGATCAATTCTGTTGCATATCTCTGTAACCATCTGTCATTCCATACATCGTTATACTCTGCAGGATCCACGATAGAATATGCTTCTACGACAAGAAAATAACCCGGTGTTAATTTATTCCAATCGGTATCAACATGGAGCTTGTTGGTATTCCTGTTATATCTGATCGGTTGACTGCCAACAAGAAGCTGCTCTAATAGCTGGATCTGTTGGAACGCCATGTAATACGGGACCATCGACTGATATGTCAATGTATAGAGATCGTTGAGCGCTATCTGATACCTGATATTGAATATGTTATTTGTAGCAAGATAGTCACCGATATCAAATATTCGAACAGCTCCGATGATGTTCTGCGGCATCGTGATGTATTTGTTTGCTACATCTTCTGCGGTTATTTCTTTCTTATAGAATACTTTCTCTGTGCCATCAAAGTGATAGTCCCAGTAGTATTTAAGAGCTTCATCCACACGATCTTCTACCTGATCATCATCTACGTTGATCTCGATCACAGGTTTGCCCAGCTTGCGTAAGCAATACTCTTTAAAATCGTCTCTGGAACTGATAGCCATTTTTTATATATCCTCTTTTAGATATTTATATGTTTTATTAAATCTGTATTTAAGTCCAAGATATTGATATGCCTCCAGGAGCTCCAACACCGCCCCCTCCTTGTTGACCGGTTGAAGAGTAAGCTCTTGTGCCACCAGCTCCGATATTATATGACACAACTGTGTTTCTTAGCCC